TGGCGTGAGATGTATCACGGTCTCCGGAACCTCCTGGCTCCGTTAACTAGCTGATTTTCCTATCCGAAATCAATGGTAGCGGAGGACCGTATCAATCGCGCCAGCCGCATATGGTGCTATAACGCGAAAAGCGCCCCGAAGACCAGCAATGTCCCCTGAAATCGTCCATTTGAAAGGCGCGGCGCGGAAGCTGGCCGAACTCGTCCTGGCGCATGGCGATTACGAATTTGAGGGGTTTATATGGCTGCAAGGCAACTATGCGTCCATCGCTGAGCATCTCGGCTTCAATGAAAAAACGATCAAGCGCGCCGTCGCGCAATCGCCGTTTCGCCATATTACCCGCCGAACGGCCAAAGACGGCAAGCACGTTCTGATTAGGCTAGGCAGTGAGCTTTGCGAAACCGATCACGTCTACCGCCTCCGCGCGGTCTGGAAAACTGGACTTGTCTACTTCAACGCCGTTGCCAGCGAGGTGTGGGCTATCAAGGCCATTCAGCTAAAGCAGCAAGGTGCACCGAAGGAGCTTTGGGAACGCCTATGGCACAAGGTTAAAGAAACCGAAAAAACAGCGGCGGACCTAGAGAAGCTAAAGGCAGGACAGAAGATTTCCTATGACGTGGAAGCGTACCAAATGGGCCACCTTCGCGGCATCGTCAAAGCTCTAGCCGAAGACGCGCCGGCTGCGCTCGCGTGCCTGACTACCTTTGAAGGATGGACCACGTTCACTGCCTACGCGAAGGCCGAAGAACGGTTTAGCCGGCACTATCACTGGCCGACCCTTGGCGTCATCGTCACCAATCTCGACCTTGCCCTACAAACCTATCTCGACACGAAGCAGGCGACCGCCGATCCCGACCTTGCTGAATGTGCACGGCTGCAAGCCAAGATCGACAGTTTGACGCCTCAGCCGACCGTCTGACGGGAAATGTCCTTTTCTCTTAGTCCCCTGTGATAACCTTAGAGATTAACACTACTCACCTTATAACCACGGGGAGAGAGAAAAGGACATAGGTGGGTAGTGTTCGTCGCTACGCTCCTCACACCCCACTTACGGGGAAGATGGAAAGAGTTTCGAGGCAGACTATCCACATAGACAAAGATCGAACCGCGATATGAACGCGCGAGCGCGCGAGGCGCTTGGGCTCAAATCTGCACCCGCCGTCATTTCCTCTTGGATACCCGTCATGTTAAGCAAGACATGCTTCGCCGGTACTGAACGGCAGAGCGGAAGGTCATCCGCAAGCGCATTGGACGCAACGCGGATGACTCATGTTTCCTTTTTGGCGCAAATCGAAGATCGACACGGCGGCCGACGCCGCAGTGCAATCAATTGCACAAGACGCGGAACAGCGTTCGCTTGCCGATCCCGCGTCGTGGCTGCTTGACATATTCGGCGCTGCCCCGGCCTTGTCCGGCGTCACCATCTCCCCGTCGACCGCCATGCGCTCCACCGCTGTCCGGGCTTGTGTGGAGGCGATCAGCGAAGCCGTTGGCGGGCTTCCCCTGCATGTCTATGAGCGGGGCGATGACGGGGCCAGAAACCGCGCTTCAGAACATCCGGCTTATGCCCTTCTGCACGACCTCGCTAACGACTGGACGCCCGCCAGCATGTTCCGGGAGCAAGTCACCCGTGACGCGCTTCTGCATGGCAACGGCTACGGCTTCATCAATCGCGTCAACGGCGAACCGCGTGAACTGATCCGGCTTCGCCCCGACGCCGTTACGGTCGACCTTGACCCGATCACGTCCGAACCACGTTACAAGCTAAGTGACGGCACCGGGCAACGTTACGTCGATCGCCGCGATCTTCTCCACGTCCAAGCCCCGTCAATCGACGGCGTGAAGGGCGCAAGCCCCGTGATGCTTTGCCGTGAGGCCATTGGCGTCAACATGGTGATCGAAAGCCACGTCGCTCGCCTCTTCGCCAATCAGGCACGCCCCAGCGGCGTCCTTTCCTTCGCCAAGTCCCTCACTGCCGACGCGGCGGCGAAGATGAAAGCAAGCTGGCAGGCGATGACCGCCAGCGGTGGAACCGCCGTATTGGACGCCGATGCCAAATATGAAGCGCTCACCCTTTCCAGCGCCGACGCCCAAACTCTCGAATTGTGGCAGCATTCCAATAACGAGATTGCGCGCGTCTTCCGCGTCCCGCCGCACATGATTTTCGAGCTTGGCCGCGCGACCTGGGGCAACGCTGCCGAGATGGGCGCGACCTTCCTTCGCTTCACGCTCGACCGTTGGCTGAAGGCTTGGCAGGGCGAAATCCTGTTGAAGCTGATCGATCCCGAAGACCGCGCGACCTTCTATGCCGAGTTCCTGACTGACGACCTGTTGCGCGCCGACTTTGCCACGCGCGCCACGGCATACGGGCAGTATCGCAGCATGGGTGTGATAACCGCCAACGAAGTCCGTGCCGGTCTCAATCTGCCGAAGATCGGCGGCGGCGACGTACTGCAAAACCCATACACTACGACGACCACGACGAAGACCGAACCGGCAGGAGGCGGCAATGGCTGACCTCCTGTCGCATCGTCAGTTCTTCGGCGACCGTGAGCGCGATTTCGCGCTCACGCCCGAAATGATCACCGAACTTGAACGTGTCACCGGACGTGGCATCGGCGGACTGTGCCGCGCGATGTTTGCCGGCGACTTCCATCATGCCGAGATCGTTCACACCGTCCGACTCGGCTTGATCGGCGGCGGCGTTTCTCCCGAAGAAGCCGGGGCGCTTGTGGCGGCATTCGCCCACCCCCGGCCGCTGTCCGAAACCTATCCGCTGGCCGTCGCTATCCTCGAAACCCTTTGGTTCGGCAGTTCCGAGACGAAGAGGGACCGGGAATGAGTAGGTTCGATCTTGTGCAATCAATTGCACAAACCCCGTGCAATCAATTGCAATCAATTGCACAGGAAGTTCGCGAAGCCCGTGCCGGCGATACGCTGGATTTCGAAGTGCGCTTTTCCGCAGTCGGCGAAGGCGGGGAAATCGAAGGCACCGCCGTTCGCTTCAATACGGTGGACACCTATCGAACCGAATTCGCGCCAGAGGCATTCCAGGGCGTGGCGGGCCGCTCCATCCCCATGTTGTGGAGCCACGATCCCGCGATTGTCATCGGTTCCTGGTCTTCGCTTCACGTGCGGGGCGATAGCCTGATTGCCAAGGGCAAGCTCAATCTTGCCGTCGCGAAGGCGCAAGAAGTCCGCTCCCTGTTGCAGGCTGGCGACGTATCCGGATTGAGCGTCGGCTTTCGCACCGTGAAGGATGAACGCAAGGCCAACGGCATTCGCAGGATCACCGAAGCCCGCCTGCACGAGATCAGCATCGTAGCCTTCCCAAGCGTGCCCGGCAGCGGCGTGACGTCCGTTCGGACCGCGCCCGATCTTTCCCAGTTCATCCGCGCGACCCAGCGCACAACTGCAGCGCTGAAAGGAGGCGCGAGCAAATGACCAAGCACATGAAAATTGAGACTCGTAGCGCGGAACCTATCGAGACCCGCGAAGACGATGCGATTGCCGCCGCCACGGCAGCGGTGAACGAACTTCGCACCGCGGCGGAACAGCATCGCGCCGACCTCGACACGCGCATGGCCACCGAACTTCGCACGCGTGACGAACGTATTGCGGCGCTGGAAACCCGCCTCAATCGCCCCGGCACTCAGCAGCAGGAGAACCGTGACGAGCCGTCCGCCGAGACGCGCGCATTCGGCACGTATCTGCGCATGGGCAACGCCACGCCGGCCGAAGAACTTCGCACGCTCACCGTGTCAAGCGACCCGCAGGGCGGCTATCTCGCACCCGGCGAAACCTCGACCGAATTCGTTCGCAATCTTGTCGAGTTCTCCCCAATCCGGGCGCTCGCCACCGTGCGGACCACCGCCGCGCCGTCCGTCTCCTATCCGAAGCGGACCAGCGTCACCAACGCCAAGTGGAAGGGCGAAGGCCAAACTTCGGAAGCGTCGGAGCCCGGCTTCGGTCAGGTGGAAATCCCGGCGCGGGAAGTGAACACCTTCACCGACATTTCCAACGCGCTTCTCGCCGACAGCGGCGGGGCGGCAGAAGCCGAAGTGCGCTTGGCCCTCGCGGAAGACTTCGGACAGAAGGAAGGGCTTGCATTCGTCAAGGGAGCGGGACCGCTCCAGCCCGAAGGCATCATGGCGAATGGCGACGTGCAGGTGACGAAATCGGGCAATGCTTCCACGCTCGGCACTAATCCTGCCGATCTCCTGATAAGCCACATGTACAGTCTGCCCGCCGCGTACCGGGCGCGCGGAACGTGGCTGATGAACGGCAGCACCCTTGCCGCCATCCGCAAACTGAAAGACGGCACGACCGGCGTCTATCTCTGGCAGCCTTCCTACGCAGCAGGGCAGCCTGAAACGATCCTTGGCCGTCCCGTGATCGAAGTTCCGGACATGGATGACATAGGCAGCGCTGCCGAACCGATCGCCTTCGGTGACATCGCCACCGCTTACCGGATCATCGACCGCGTTGCGCTGTCCATCCTGGTCAACCCGTACATCCGGGCCACCGATGGCATCACCCGCATCCACGCCACGCGCCGCGTCGGCGCTGCCGTGGTGCAGGCCGCCGCCATCCGCAAAATCCGTTGCGCGACTTCCTAAGCGCCGAAGATCGAAAGGATCAAATACAATGCGTGACCTCTATTCGAACATCGGCGCGGTGCTCGCTCTCGCACCCGCCGTCCAGTCGGCGGCAATCCAGGGCTCAGCCATCGACCTTCAGGGCTTCGGTTCCGTCGCATTCGCACTCAATACCGGGGCCATCGTCTCGGATGGCGATTTCGGCGTGAAGCTGCAGGAGAGCGACACCACGACCAGCGGCGACTTTACCGACGCCGACGCTGCCGTGGTCGACAGCAACGCCCCGGCAACGCTGGCGGCATCGTCCACCTATAAACTCGGCTATCGCGGCTACAAGCGATACGTCCGCCTCGCCCTGACCAAGGCAGGCGGCACGTCCATCGCTGCCGGTGCGGTCGCCATTCTCAGCAACCCGGCCGTCGCTCCCGTCGACTGAACCTGTGATACAAAGGAGTGACCTTTATGGTTTCCGCGACAGCGAAATCCAAGATCAGCATCGGCACCACGCTTGCGACCACCGATGCTGCCAGCTTCGCCCTCGACACTTACAAGCTGATTGCCAATGTCGAAGACATGGGCGAAGCAGGGAGCGAAGCTGAGATCATCGTCGGCAAGTTTGTCGACCAGGACTATGTGCGAAAGCTGAAGGGCAGCCGAGACAACGGCACCATGGCCATCGTTGCCGGGCGCGATCCGTTCGACGATGGTCAGATCGCTTTGCGCGCTGCCGAGAAGTCGTATCATGCCTACAACTTCAAGGTGGAATTGAATGACGCCCCTGCCGGCGGCGTAAATACCCGCTTCTATTTCAAGGCCATCGTCGCCAGCGCCCGCACCTCTATGGGCGGCGCTGATGACATCGTGAAAGACACTTTCGCGCTTGCGATCAGCGGGGCGATGTTCGAAGTTCCGGCAGGCCCCCTTGTCACCATGACGCCGGCAGCGGGCGCGATCACGGCAGGTGAGGAAGACAGCGAATATGCTGGCGTCACCGTCGCAGCGTCGGGCGGCAATGGCAACGTGTCTTATGCCGTCACTTCAGGAGCGCTTCCGGCAGGGCTGACCCTCAATGCCAGCACAGGTGAAATCGCCGGCACGCCGACCGCAGCGGGCGCGTACACCTTCACCGTGACTGCCACCTATTCCGGCAGTGGCGCGGCGTCGGCGGCATACACGATTATCGTGTCGGCTGACTGATGAAACTGGCTGATGACATCACCGTCATCATTGAGGGCGAAGCAATCACGCTTCGCCCCTCTCTTGCCTATGCCATCCGTTTGGAACGTCGCCCCGGCTCTTTTCAGAAGCTCATTCGCGACGTGCTGGACGGCAGCTTGACGGCGGCGTGTGACATCATCCGCGACCACGCTCCGCATCCCTGGCTTGAAACGCGCGTACTGGACGTGCTGGACGATCTAAGCGCGCCTTTGCTCGAGTACATTTCCGCCTGCATGGGCATCGACCCCGACGCACCGAAGACGAAGGGCAAGGCGACCACTGTCACCTTTGCTGAGCATCTGACTGACCTTTACCGCATCGGGACCGGATGGCTAGGCTGGACGCCGGCCGACACGCTGGACGCTACGCCTGCCGAGATCATGGAAGCCTATCGCGGCAGGATGGACATGCTCAAAGCCATTTTTGGCGGCTCAGAAAGCCGCAAAACGGATACCCGACCATTCACTGACGCCAACGTGGTTTCAGCCTTCCGCACCACCTTTGGCGCTGTGAGGGAAGGCATGTGACATGACCGTCAGGGTTAATTTCGATCTGGTTACGGACTGGGGCCGCATTTTGCGCGAGATACGCGAGGAAAAGGAGCTGTCGCAACGTGGCGCATGTTCAGCCATTGGGGTCCATCGCAGCACGTTGCGTAGAGTCGAGTCCAATGACGACTTCGACATAAGAGTGATCGAAAGGCTCCTATGGTTTTACGGCTATAAACTGGACACGATCAAGCGACGGGAGGCGGCATGATGCCCTATGCTGCCCCGTCCATTCGCGCGTGCGGTTGCGTCGTGGCCAGTGGCGACCGCTGCCAGCACATGGTCAAGCGTGACCGTGAACGCAAAGCCCGTTTCGATCAGCATCGCCCCGGCGCTCGCCAGCGTGGCTATGACAGCAAATGGGAAAAGGCCCGGGCCGCATTCCTGGCTGTCAATCCGCGTTGTGCGCATCCGGGCTGCAATGCCGCCGCTACCGTGGTCGATCACAAGATCCCGCACTGTGGCGACCGGAAGCTCTTTTGGCAGCGGTCCAATTGGCAGCCGTTGTGCGTTCACCATCACAACAGCGCCAAGCAGCGGGAAGAGCGGCGATGACCGGCTCAATAGTCGAACGGATTGAAGTCGGTCTGTGCTCGCCCCGACTGTCTTCTGAGCGTGTCTTGAAAACTAAATGTGTGGGTGCTGTCAGTCTGACATATCTTATAGTCGCCTTCACCGGTGATGAAGCTGACGAGCTTGTTTCGGTTCAAGCAAACGGGGCAGATAAAGTGGATCGGCTGCCCCTTCGCCTCATCCTGTTTCAGCTTGAATACGATGTCATTCTGGCCGGTTTGAAAAAGTTCGTATCGAGCCTTCTCGTTCTCAAAGTCGTCTTGCTGTTTCAACTCGCGGCTAAGAGCTTTGATAGCTTCGCTAAGCTGCACGTTCATCATGTTCGCAGCGGTCAATTGAGATGCCAGCGTGTTGAGAAGCGCTTGAGCCTCGCTGTTGTCCGACTTCTTGTCAGAAGCGAACAGTTTCTTGATCGACTCTACAGTGGTGACGGCTTGTCCCGTTGCACCCATTGCCGTCGTAGCGAGAGCAAGAGCGCTCGTAATCGAACCTATATCCATCGTGCAAATTCCCCCCGTGATGTACGAGCCTATCGCCGTCCCACGTCAGTTCGCAAGCGAGGGGACGTAAAAGGAGCGCTTCTATACCTTTGTCGCGTTGTCCAACGCGGGAACGCTCTTCCGCTTGGGGATGTGCGCAAGGTAGGGCTTAGCCCTGTCTGTCGTGTGGATCGCGGCCCAGAAACTGCCAGTCTCAATATCACCCGTCACGTCTGGGCGAGAGTGCGCCAAACCAGTCCATTGCCGCCCCGGTTCCAGCACATAGGGGATGATCGGCGGATTTCCCTTCGGCTGCGGGTGCGGGATGATGAACGTCTTGCTGGGCTTTCGCGCCCACCGACTCGGATATTCGTAGATAGCGAAGTGCGTGATCGTCGTCGGGACTTCGCCCCTGTTGGTGACATTGACCATCAACAGTCCCTTTGTCTGCGTAGCGCCATCAAGCATCATCATGTTGGGGCTGGCTCGGACGTAGATTTTCGGTCCACTCTCAAACCAGCGTCGCACTTCAAGAAACAGTGCGCCCGTCGCCACGATCGCGGCATAGAGCGCGACCCAAGCCTCTGCATTCATCGCCATCGATACTCCCCCTCATACGCCCGAAGCGGGACCGTAACCCGTACCGGGGATGGTCATCAACTTCCCGACCTTCCCGGGGACCGGCGCGGGGAGGCAAGCGCACCATCTGCAATCAGGAAATTGAACGGTTAGGGCCATGTCGATCATCACCGTCGAAGACGCCAAGCTGCATTTGAACATCACCGACGCCGCCGATGACGTATTGCTGGCGGGCAAGATCGAAGCGGCTGAGGCTTGGATTAGCCGTTGGCTGGAAACGCCATTTGCCGAAATGGACACTGTGCCCGCCGACCTCAAAGAGGCCGTGCGGATGCTTGTCGGGCACCTCTACGAAAACCGTGAGGCGGCCCTTGTCGGCATCGCTGCGGAGGAAGTGCCGTTCGGCGTTTGGGATATCGTCAATCAGCATCGGGCTTGGAGCTTTTGAGGTGGCGAAATCCGCTCAACTTGCCCGCTTACAGAAGCGATTGCACGCCATTCCGAAGGCCGTGAAAGAGGCCGTGGAGCCGGCGTTGAAGAAGTCCGGTGAAGAGATGGCGGCAGGTATGAAGGCGCTTGCTCCTGTCGATACCGGGGCGCTTCGCGACAGCATCGCAGTGACCATGCCGGGGCAATCGACGCCGGCATATTCGCAGCCGGGCGGCTCCCGCATCGCTGGCGAAAACGAAGTCCTTGTGACGGTCGGCGACCATGAAGTTCGCTATCCGCATCTTGTCGAATACGGGACCGCCGACGCCCCGGCACAACCGTTTTTCTGGCCGGCATTCCGCTTGAACCGGCAGCGCGCGGCGAACCGCATCAAGCGGGCCGTCGCGAAGGCCGTGCGCGACGAATGGGGGAAGACATGACCGAACCCAGCCTTGATCTGCAGAAGGCATTGCGCGCCCGCCTTGTGGCGTCGTCGGCCGTCACCTCTCTTGTGCCGGCCACGGCTATCCTAGACCGAAATGCACGGCCTGCCCCTGACCCGTCGATCATCATCGGCGAAGGTCAGACGCTTCCCGACGATGGCATTGCCCGCAACCGGCACGAAGTCTTTGCCGACCTGCATGTGTGGAAAACTGAAGCGGGCTTGTCCGGTTGCAAGCTGATTGTCGGGGCCATCCGCGACGCCCTGGCGGATGGTTTCTGGACGTTCGATCATTTCCATGTGGTCGACATGATGATTGCCGGAACCCGTTTCCTACGCGACCCGGACGGTCAGCATTCGCATGGCGTCATGACGATCCGGGCGCGTGTACAGGAGATCGCTTGAATACGCGCCGGATCACTCGACAAGACCATATCAATTGAACGGTTCACGACCGTCATTGATGAATACGGAACGCCGCAAGAGACATGGGCGACCGTCGCCAACGTGCGAGCTCAAATCATCCAGTCCAACACAGAAGAATTCATGCGCGGCTGGGGGGAGAGTTCCGAAGCTGCCATCGTCTTCCGCATTCGCCACATGGACGGCATCACCCTGGCTGACCGAGTGTCCTACGATGGCCGCGCCTTCGACCTGAAAGAGGTGAAGGAACTTGGCAGGCGGCACGGCCTTGATCTTCGGGCGACGGCACAGGGGGAATGAGCCGTGCCGATCATCATCAAAAAGAAGGCCGCTAGTGCAATCAATTGCACAAACTCGTTTCCGGAAATCCCCGACCCGTTCGGCTATGGGCAACGGGCCATCGATTTCCTTCGCGGCCTGAAGCATCCGAAGTCGCGACTTCCCGGCCACGCCTTTCAGCTTGACCCGTGGCAGGAAGAGATTGTGCGCAGCATCTATGGGCCATGCGATGGACACGGCAATCGCGTCGTGTCCGATGTCGTGATCTTGATCGGCAGGGGCAACCGGAAAACCTCGCTGGGGGCTGCCCTTGCCCTGTTGCATACGCATGGCCCGGAAGCCGTACCGGGCGGCGAGGTGATCTTTGCGGCGGGCGACAGAAAGCAGGCTCGCATTGCCTATTCGGAAGCCCTTGGCATCCTTCACGCCGAAGACGCGGACCTATGGAAAAAGGGCCAAGCGAACCGCTCGACCGATCCGACGAAGACCATCCGCATTCAGGACTACCGGAACACGATCCAGTTTCCGAATGGTTCTTTCCTTGAAGCCTTGTCGAATGACCACGGCACCCAGCATGGCCGAACGCCAGCCTTTGCCCTTTGCGACGAAATCCATGCTTGGGGACGCCGCGACTTATGGGACGTGATCGACACGGGCTTAGCGAAGACCGCAAACAGTCTTCGCATCACCATCACCACGGCAGGCCGTGGGCAGGACACAATCGGTCATGAGGTGATCGAACGTGCTCGCAAGATCGCATCCGGCAAGATTATCGATCCGAGCACCTTGGCATTTCTGTTTGAAGTTCCTGCCGATGCTGATTGGCGCGATGAAAGCCTATGGACGCGCGCCAATCCGGGTATTCCCTACGGCTATCCACCGCTCGACAAGCTACGGCAGAAAGCCCGCGTGGCCGAAGACAGCCCCGGATCGCGTGATGCGTTCAAAATGCTTCATCTGAATATGTGGCTGGACAAGTCGACCAGCCCGTTTGTCGACATGGCCGTTTATGACAAGGGGGCTGATCCTGTCGACGTTGAAGCCCTGAAAGAGCAACCGTGTTGGATTGGCGTCGACCTAGGCATGACTGACGACCTGTCCGCCGTTGTCGCCGCCTTCCGCGATCCTGACGATGACGAGGGATATATCGTCCTGCCGTTCTACTTCATGCCCGCCGACAATGTGGAGAAGCGGCAGGCGCAATCGGGCTTCCCCTATGCCGAGAATGTAAAGGCCGGCAGGATCATCACCACACCCGGCAACGTGACCGATTATCGCGTGATCGAAGATGCAATCCGCGACCTTTGCGCGCGCTTCGAAGTCCGAGAAATCGCCTTTGACCCGCACTATGCGGGCATGATCATGCAGAACCTTCAGGAAGATGGTTATCCGGCCATTGCCTTCCGGCAAGGATGGGTAACGATGGGACCGGCCATTAAAGAGCTTGAACGCGCCATTCTTGCCGGTCGGTTCCAGCATGGCGGCAATCCCGTGTTGCGTTGGAACTTCGCCAACATCGCCATCCAGGACGATGGCAAGGGCAACAAGTCGTTCAACAAGTCGAAATCCGCCGACAAGATCGACGGCGCTGTTGCCGCTGCCATGGCTGTATCGCGTGCCGCTGCCGGGGAGGGGGCTTCTCCGTCGATCTTCGATGATCCGAACGTCGCTGCCACCGATCTTGTGTGGTGATTGCAACTAATTTCACAGGAGGCCGCGCCGATGGCTACCGATCAGGAACGACTTATTGTCAGCCTCGAAGCCCGCGTGCGGGACTTTGAGAAGAATTTCCAGAAGGCCAATCGCACGGCAAACGACAATTTCAGCAAGATCGAACGCCGCGCCAAGCAGTCCGGCGATCGGCTGGAAAGCACAATGACGAAAGCCGCCAGCCGCGCCAGCACGGCGTTGAAGGGTTTTGGCGCAGGCATCTTCGCGGGCCTTGCTGCAGGTGGCGTTGCCGGCATCGTCAATCAGATAGGGCAGGTTGCGCAAGGCATCGCTCAGATCGGCGATGAGGCGAAACGCGCCGGCGTCTCCAGCCGCGTGTTTCAGGAATGGGCGACCGTCGCAAATCAGGCCCGTATTCCTGTCGACGCCATGATTGACGGGCTGAAAGAGTTGCAGCTTCGCGGCGACGAGTTCGCGACCACCGGCAAGGGCAGCGCGGCCGAAGCCTTCGCGCGGCTAGGCTATGGCGCTGAAGAACTACAGCGCAAGCTTGCCGACCCGTCCGCCCTCTTGCTCGAAATCATCGACCGGCTGGGGAAGTTCGATAAGGCGGCACAAATCAGGATTGCCGATGAGCTTTTCGGCGGCTCCGCTGGCGAGCGTTTTGTGGAACTGATCGATCAAGGCGCGGCCGGCGTCCGCCGCACGATTGATGAAGCGCATGCACTCGGCAACGTGCTTTCCGACGAAGTGATTGAGCGCGCCGCTGAGATCGACCGGCAATTCAAGATCGTGTCACAAACGGTAGGAACGGCGCTGAAGGGCGCGATCGTTGACGCCGCGTCGGGACTGATCGCCTTCATCGAAATGTTCCGCGACTTCGAAAATCAACGAAATTCGACGCTCGACCTTGAACTTAGGAACATCGGCAAAGAACGCCTTGCGCTTGAAAACGAGATTTTGCGCATCAAGGGCGAGCAAACCGGCTTGTCGAGCGTTGCCCAAGACTTGGGCTTTGGCGAAGGTTCGGCTGCAGTACAAGCCGAGATCGCCGGATTGGAGGCACAGTCCCAGGCGCTGGCGGCGCAGGAGCGGGAAATCATCGCTGTTTTGGAGGCTAGACGCCAACTGAAGGCGGACACGGGCGGCACTTCCTTCACGCCCGCGCCCTACACACCACCGCCGCCAGGTGGCGGCACCAAACGCGATGCTGAGGCAGCGAAGATCGAACGTGAGCGACAGGCTGTCGCCAGTCTGATCGCCGAGCTTGAACGCGAAATGTCGTTGATCGGTGCGACTGATCTTCAGCGTGAAATCAGCAATGCCCTTCGCCAAGCTGGCGCGGCAGCGACCGACGATCAGCGCGCCAAGATCACCGCATTGATTACGGCGTTACACGCCGAAGAGGCCGCGCAACAGAAAGCGACCGATGCCAAGCAGGAATTCGCCAATATGGCAGGCGGTGCGATCACGGGTTTTATTTCCGACCTTCGCAGCGGCGCGACGGCAGGGCAGGCATTCGGCAACATGATCAGCCGCATCGCGGATCAGCTAGTCGACATGGCCGTGCAACTGGCAATCATCAAGCCGTTGATGGGAGCATTCGGCCTAAGCGGCGGTGGCATGGTTTCGGCAGACCCTTGGCAGGGTTTGCGGCTAGCCGGCGGTGGGCACGTCCGGGGACCGGGCACCGCGACCAGTGACAGCATCCCGGCGCGGCTCAGCGATGGCGAGTTTGTCGTGAACGCCGACGCGACCCGCCGTCATCGCGCGTTGCTTGAAGCCGTTAATTCGGGACGTGTCCCGGCCTTCGCGAATGGCGGCGGGGCCGATGGCCGAACGATCACCAGGGCGAGCATAGGCGGCGTGAAAAACACGTACGCCCCGAATATCAGCGTGCAGGTGGCGGGTTCTTCGGGCGACTCGACGCGCGACGAGCAGTACGCCGGCCTGATCGCAGAGGCGATCGACAAGGCGTTCGAAGCCAAGGCGGCGGAATGGTCGATGGATCAGATGCGGCCGGGCGGCCAGTTCACGCGGCAGAGGATGACTGCGTGAACACGTCTGTCCGTCGCTCATTCGCGGGAATATAGCCAAGCAAGTGCTTCCTCCTTGCTGTACCCCTCCTGTTGTCTTCTTAAAGGTCAGCCTTTCCCTTCTTCTGGTACTCCGCAAGAATTTTTATGCGGCGGAACACTGACAGAAAAATCTTCAGCGTTTTTAGGTCGCTTCCGGTTCGGCGGTTGATTTCTCCAATTTGTGTCCGAGGGATTTCCAGTAAGTCAGCCATCTCAAGGTTCGCACCTCGAACGAAGTCTAGATTCTGCAGAAGTAGTTCTGCCTCCTTCTTCTCGACCTCGATCCGCAGCATCTTCCGATCTGCCAAGCCACGGTGAATGTTGGTGTAAGTGTTATTTGCTGCATCAATCGAAGCACACACATTCTTGACCACCTTGGAGATTAACCAGGATACCGAGACGGCTATTGCGATCAGTTCGATCCAACCGGGAGAGGCATACTGAATGGATTTGATAGCAGGGCGTTGCTGCTTCGGAACGGTGTACTTGAGGTGATTGTAAAAATTGACAGCACTGTAGCCACCCCGCCAAGGGAAGGTGAAATACGCCCGATCAATTCGCTCCCTAATGTACTCATCCTCATGGGGCATAAGCGAATAGAAGGCGAAATACACCTGCTCGTAAGCCCGTGGAAATTTGTACAGGTCTTCTAAATCCCACCGCTTGTCGATTGGGATTTTATAGTATCCATCAAATAAATTTTCCGCCATTCACCCCCAGCCTCCGCTTATCGCCCGTCGCTATCTTCGATTGCAGCAATCCGTCTTTCAAGTTCCTCAAGTCGATTTTCCAATCTCGCTTCTGCAGCGATCAACAGTTTTTCCATCCTGATAGCTGGGGATGCCTGAATAGCCTTCAGGGCTTTCCCCATCCGCTCGACATCTTCCGCAATCGTCCTCTCTAGGCGGGCAACGATTTCGGCGTTCATCGAACGGCGGTTTTCATCGGCACGGGCTTTTAGCGTTGCCTTAACGTCATCCGGCAGGCGGATGCGCATCATTGGATCGTCTCTCGACACGTTCACCTCACTTCATGGCGTCACAAGAATGGACCACGGAGGGCTTGCCGACAAGCACGCCGGTGGCTATAGCTGCTATGGATCACGGTGATCTATCCGTGTGACAGAAATGGAGTTGAGCACATGACCACGAAAATGATGCGTATTCGTTTGCCGGAAGACCTTAAAGAATGGATGGAAACACGATCCATTCGGAACTTCCGTTCCCAAAACGCCGAATTGGTTGCGATCCTGTCCGCCCTTCGCGATGGCGAAGAACGCGGACAGGGATTCGAGAGGTTCGCCAATCCGTCCGGTATCGCGTGATGAGACAGATCATCCAGCATGAGCTTGTAGCCCGTATGCGGGCCGTGGGATTTAAGGTGATTGACGCGATTGACCCCGCCGACGCATTCGCCGGGGCGAAGTTACTCGATACTCTCATAAACGCGCGTGACTGCATTGAAGCGGGCTGCGAAAAGGACGCCGATAAGTTGCTTTCCCGGCTTGAAAGCAGCTTTACCGGGGAGGCTTCCGGCAATGCGTGATCAGTCATCAGGGGGGCCGCTTCGCGCGGCCCTCTATGCCCGCTTTTCGACCGATCTGCAGAACGAGCGCAGCACCGAAGATCAGATTGACCTATGCAAAGCCTTCGCCAAGCGCGAGGGCTTCACCGTTGCCGCCACCTATGCAGACAAGGCCAAGTCCGGCGCGTCCCTGCATGGTCGCGACGGCATCCTAGACCTGCTTGCGGACGCCAAAGCCCACAAGTTCGACGTGGTGATTGTGGAGGAACTGGACCGCCTGTCTCGCGACATGGAGGACATGGCCGGCATCCATAAGCGCCTGTCGTTTCAGGGCATCAAGATTGTTTCCGTTCACGGCGGCGAAGCCAATACCCTGAATGTCGGAATGCGAGCGATCTTCGCCCAACTCTTCCGTGAAGATAACGTCCACAAAATCCGGCGCGGCATGACCGGCCTTATCAAGCAGGGGCTTTCTGCCGGCGGCAAGGCATACGGCTACAGGCCCGACCCGATGAACAAGGGCAAGCCCGTTGTGGTGGACGAGGAAGCCGCGATCGTTCTTCGAATATTCGAGAACTACGCCAAGGGCACGTCGCCCAAAGCCATCTGCCATCAACTCACGCGCGAAGGCATCCGCCCGCCGCGGGGAAAGCAGTGGTCACCATCGGCGCTGATTGGTTTCGCGTCACGCGGTACCGGCATGTTGCGCAATCAGATTTATGCGGGGCGGATCGTCTGGAACAAGGTTCACATGGTCAAAGACCCGCACACCGGCAAGCGCGTCTCTCGTCCGAACCCGCCAGAGGATTGGCAGACCACCGACGTGCCGGAATTGCAGATCGTGCCCGATGATCTTTTCGAAGCCGTGCAGGCTCAAATCGCCGGTCGCGCTCACACCGCGAAGGATGGCCGCATAGGGGCAAACAACCGCCCAAAGCGGCTTCTGTCCGGTTTGCTGAAATGCGCTGCTTGCGGCGCTGGCATGGCCGTCGCTGGCGTCGACAAATCGGGCCGGACGCGGTTGCGTTGTTCCCGGCACACCAACAGCCGGTCATGTCCCGCCCCGAAAACGTTCTACCTGGGCGACGTGGAAGACCTTGTGGTTAGCTCTCTGACCCGCGAGCTTGCCACGCCGGAACGCATCCACAGTTACGCTAAGCGGTACATAGAAGGCCGGTTTAAGGACGAGCGCGACACGCACCGCCGGCGGGTCGATATTGGAAGCCGTCTGGCGCGCATCGAAGCCGAGAACATGCGGCTGGTGAACTTGATGCTACAGGACGGCGCTGACGCAAAGGCGCTAGGGGCAAAGACCAAAGAGAACGCGCAAGAGCGCGACAGGCTCGAATTGGAACTGACCCGCCTGCCGCAGGGGAGCAACGTCATTCTGCACCCCGCGTCCATCAAGCGCCTTGCTGCCAAACTGGCGTCCACTAGCAGCAAGCCGCACTACTCGAACCGCGCAAAGCTGGAAATGACCCTGACGGCATTGGATGGCATGGGTGAACTGGCCCCGATCATCCGAGAGCTAATCCGGGCGATCACCCTGCACAAAGACGACGCCGGCAGGCTTGGCATCGAAGTTGAGGGATACCTGACTCCGTTCCTTCAAGAGGACGGAAAACCATTGAAAGACAACGAACCCTTGGGGGCTGTGGCGATGGTAGCGGAGGAGGGATTTGAACCCCCGACACAAGGATTATGATTCCTCTGCTCTAACCAACTGAGCTACTCCGCCACAGGCAAATGCTCGACTAGATAGCCAGAGGCTTGTCGAGGCGTCCGCCGAGGTCGCGCGGATATAAGGTTCGAGCGGCGAAGCTGTCAAGCTTCCAGCGCGATGGATTTCCGCATCGTTCCGCCTATTGCCGCGAAGCGAGGCGACACCCGGACCAAGGTGGGGTCGA